CCATTCTGGCTTAAAAGGCGCATCATCAGGAGACTGTGCTATATTCATATATTCCTGATAAAAGCCATTTAAGTTTCCGACAGCCTGGAACTCATTGCGAATCTCTATTATACGCTCTCTTGGGAATCTTTCTGGCCAAATACTAACTTCTTCCTCATTCCATATCGAGTACCACAATGTGTGCCAGGACGGTGAGCCTTTAGCCCAGTATAGAAAACAATCCTCAGATATTACTGTACCTATTACGGCCATTTTGCCTTCATCAGACAAAGAGGGTACCACAGCCTCTGTCATCCATTTTCTATTCTTAGCTCTAGCCTCCATCGTCCCAGCATTTAATTCTGACTCAAAATCATCCACAATAATTAGATTAGGACGTGTATCTCCTTGAATAAAACCCCTAACTCGCTGTCCTGTTCCGACAGCAACGATTCTAGCATTATTAGATAGAATGATGTCATTCTGTGTCCATCTCTTCTCATAAGGGGGGCCTAAATGCCCAAATATATTCCTAAGCTCATCTGAATGTAGGATATGATGCTTAATCCTTGATAAGAAGTTAATACTCTGTGTTTGTGATTCTGAAATGATAACTATAAATAAATCTTCGCTACTTGGTTTAAAAGCGCATCTCCACAGAGGGTAGATGAGGGTGGTAACAGTGCTCTTTGCAGTACCACGAGGTGCAGCTATCAGCACCCTCTTCTTGTCGTCATCGGAGAGAGCACCATACACTTCATGATGAAATGGTGGTGTTATTTTGCGGAGGGCTGTAGGAAAGCAGTGTCTTCCGAACAACGCCATATTTCCCCGCAAGCGTTTTAGTATCTCCTTTTGCTCATATTTATCCTCATAATCCACTATTTATTTTCTTCCTTCGTAGAGGTTCTCTGTGCTATAATCTTTTTTTCCTCTTCAATAAGCTCGTCTAATAAACGCGTACTAGAATGAGCTTCTAGTGTATCAACGGTCTTAATGAGGTGTTTATCCTTCATTCCATGCATATCCTGTAGATTTTCCACAGCACGTAGCAGATTAGTAACATCTTTCTTGTTTTTAGCAGTATCGATAGTCTCTGAGAGTAAATCCAGGGTATAGTTCTCTGTTAGGCCATGATCTTGTAATAATTTTTGTAATTCTTCTCTTACCATTTGTTTAAATACCTCCGATTTCATTGTTCTCTTCCAGCGCCTTCTTTCTGCAGGCGTAGATGATTCAAAAGCCCAATCAATAGCTAAATCATAATCAGGCTTCAAAGCAAACATTAAAGCCAGGTTTTGTAGTTTATCCTGGCCTTTTTGCACTTCTATTTTCGATTTACCTGTAAAAGTCGTATTTGACTTGCGCCCCTTGACTGTAAGCTTTTTAGTCTTGTATTTTGGGTCATAAAACGTATATCCCCAAGGAAACCTAAGATAGACATTATTTGTCCCATGATTATTGGGGTATTCTCGACGAGATATCACCTGAGCAACATAATCATCGTCAGATACCGCATAATCTCCCTGAGTAGCATCTTTCCAGTATATATACTTAATTCCCTCTTCGTCAGCCTCTTTCTTCTTATAAATTGTATAAGTTGTCATACCAATGTCTCTATGATCGATATTGAGCGTGTACACTAGTTTCTTTTTACTTTATTTAGAATCATTCTAATAATAGGTTCTAGAGGAGCATCAGGATAGTGACTTGGCTTATATTTACTGCCCTGTCTTAGATTGTCAGGGTGTATTATTCTATGCTTGTCCAGTATTTTCTCTGCCTGCAGGCGCGCTATACCAATCTGATTCTTCCAATTGACATTTTCCACACTTTCTCGTAACCCTAAATTCCTACTCGTAGTATAGTCTGGCATCTCTCTCCCCGCTTTCCATAATTTTTCATACATTGGGTCCCTCCCTTTGAATAGTTTGCCAATTTTTCCAAGCGCCTCCCTGTATAAAGGCAGTTCTCCACCAGTAATCGAAGCCTTAGATATTCTCCCAATAGCTGCACCAGGGAAAGCACTTCCCATGACTATATCCATAAGTGCTTGTTTCCCTTCTTCTGTTTCCATATAGGGAGTACGACCTATAGTACCATGTAAATCATACTGCTCTTGCTGATATTCTGCCTTATTTCTAGCGATAATGCTATCAATACTCTCAGTTGCTCTTCCAGTAGACTCGGCTACTGGATAATTTAGCAGTCCTTCCATCTATTCTCCCTCGTTATGTCGATATTTCAATAAGCCACCTATAGGAGCTGCACCCCACAGCTTATCTACCATCATCTGTATGCCGTCCCTATCAACCCACTTATATTCTCCTTGTAAGAGCTTTTTTAACTGCCCCTTAGCATCTTTAAGCTCGGGAACTCTTGTAAGTCCCTGTTCCATCACCACCGGACTGAGCCACACCTCTTACACCACCATGCATTGTTGTACGAACTGGATTCTTAGCATATTCTTTTAATCTGGTCCAAAAAGGCACTTTTAAAAGCGCCGTATCACCAGTTGTTGACTTAATCATACGATCATAAGCCCAGCGTAAGTTAGGGGTATTTCTTGGGTCATTAGCAATGTCTAAAGTATTCATAAGCCTTCCATAGGCCTTATCGCCTAAAAGCTCATCTACAGTGCTACTTTTACCCTTCTGAACAACCTTCATCATGGCACTGCCTGGCTCTATAGGAACTCCTTGCTGCGCTTTCTCTACAGCCTTTCTTAGGGCTCTAGTGCTATACTTAATCAGTCCTAATGCAGGCTTTATTAGTGGTTTTATAATTGAACCCCCTCATCAATCAATCTTTTAACACCTTTAGCTCCATCACCAGAAATACTAGCCTCACCCTTAAAATAATTATGTAAATCATCATAACTATATTTGAGAGGGTTGCTCATTCTTCTAGATTTACCACTTTTATCAAGAGAAGTTAATCTTTTGCTTAATTCTGCAGTAATTTCATCTCCATGTCTACCGCCTATACCAGGACCATCCCTTTCTATCCAGTTCCACGCATTTTTTCCTGGTCCTGTAGAGTATTGCTTTAGAAAAGAACCTGGCCCACCTGCCCTGTCATATCCCTTAAAAGGCAGCCATTCACCAGGCATTTTAGAATTAGAACCACTTGACCGATACATTGGTTGAGACCACTTTTCTCCACTAGCCATGTCTTCAACGCTCATTAAAGCAGCCCTACGATTACCTAAATCAGCTATATTCTTAGGAAGTCCAAACTTGATATCCTTTAAATTTCTAGCCTTTTTCACTAATCCAAGTAAACTTTTACCACTCATTAAAGGGCTGAGGGCTAAATCTGGAGCCATGCCCATGTCTACATTCTCTTCTATCCATTGATCTTCGTATTCCTTATTTAACTGCCCCACCGACTTTTCAATAAGCTCTGTAGAATTCTCAGATATATTACTCTGCTGCAGGTCTCCGTAGGAGCCTGTCGAAAGAGCGTCTGCATATTGTAGTAGACCCTCAAAATCAATTTCTTTTTTGTGTTTACCCATAAACTCCTAATCCTTGATGACTCCGCCCCTTTCCGATATGAATAAACGTCTTAGCAATAGCAATATCCTTAAAATAGCTGTTAACAAGCAGATGCATAAGCAATCTAGCACGATTATTCCTGTCATTACAGTGTATATCCACTGCCAATCCTCTTGTATGATCATTCATTGAGTTACTACTCACCATAGCGTTGTGCTCTTCGCATCGATAACCCGAATTAACCTTAAAAGGGAAGTTGCATGCGCTACGCACTTTCTGCAATTCCTCCATAAAGGTCATACTCATATCTACATCTCCACAGCATGGACATTGTAGCTCTACTTCAGTGAAATTCTTAGTTAATCGTCTCATAAGGTGCCGTAATATACAAATATCCCCATATACAATCCAAGTATTTATTTCCTTAGCGTATCGCTTAGCGTAACGCTAGGAGGTTTGAGCGCAACTTCATAGCAACTCGCTGTTTTATAGAAGTCCTTAAAGACTTCTATAAAACTTATAGCTCAACGTGTCCTGATCACCACGCCTAACGAATCGCTTAGCGCTACGCTAGTAGCTACGCTACTTAAAAAATAATCAAAAAACATATACGAGTCAAGTCTTTTTTTACAAAATGTGCATTTTCCAGCGTTATTTTGTTGAAATTCATGACGATGATCCGCTTCGCAGTAATTCGGGCAAAAAGATTTAGGGTTTAGTCTTTTAGCGCATTCAGAAACAACAACATAGGTTATAAAAAATATTATTTTACCTTTGTCTGCCTCGTTAAGCACCAAACTCCTATATTTAAAACTCCCAGCAAAAATAAAAATTGACTGCCAACAAACACATACGAGTATAATTCCCAGCCACCCACGATTAAATTGAGCCATCTAACAGCATTAAACCTCTCTTGTTTCGTTAAAAGTGTCTCCACTATCTTCTCCTATTACAGGGAGATAGCTACTTAGAATCATTTCAGCGATCTTTAACCGCTCTCTCAGTTCCTTTGCTTCCTGACACTTAATAAGAAACATTCTTTGCCAATCCATTACTGTTTCTCTAAAGAAAAGCTCTTTTTGCTCTTTAAATACTCCTCAAGATTATTAAACTCTTTCTGCATCCCCATCAAAAACGCATCAGCACTTGGAGCCGTCCAATAGCCACCATCTGGAAATGCAATTACAATTTGTTCTCTACTCCCTCTATCAACAGCTATGATATAAATTACTCCTTTATCAGCAAAAGAGTAACCATTAGCCATATCCACAGCTATCAATTTTCCTGGATTCAGTTCATCTGTTGATATCTTGTACCATACGTTTGCATCCGCCTTCTCCTCTGAAAGAGAGAACGCTAAGCAACACGCTAAGCCAACTGCGAGGCTCTTCGCTATTATTTTCGCCATCCTACCCATGGTGTAATATAACCCCTTTATACGTGGAAAACAAGTGATTTCTGTCACTTTTTAAAAAAAATAATGAGAATGGGAGTGTGGGATATACGGCTCGGGGTACCGCTTCGATTTAACGGGCTAGGGGTGTTTAATGCGTTGAAAGCCCGTTTAATCGTATCGCTACGCCCTCGCGTTGCCCCTTTTAGATTTGCTAACGCAAATCAGTGCGTTAGCA